CAATCTAATGTTGGATCATCATAAATTTCATTTGCCACATTGTCTGGGCGATCATCACCTTTGATAAAATATTTTTCAAAAAAAGTAAGGTCTTGAAATATATCTTCTCTCAACTTTCCTTTTTTAAAAAGATTTTTAACAGTTGTATAATCGGAGATATTTTTACCATCATTTGTACGATTTACATATTCAAAATTTGGTAAGTTGCGAAAATATGAGTTTGACATTTTAGTAACCTATAGATCCTTCTTCTGCATTACCATCAAGACGGGTGTAATCATCATTATATAGTGGTTCAAGTTCACTGAATTGGAATTGTAATTCATATGATGTCATTGATGAGTTTTCAAAAGTAGAATATGTTCCATCAGGTGTATAGTTTACATTAAATGATGTTAATGCACACTCTTTAACTTTAGGTAAAAAATCATGCTCTTCAGATTTAGCCTTTCTAAAAACTAATCTATATGTATTCGGTGCTTTCAAGAATAGATTAGCAACTGATCTTTGAACTGCCATAGATTGTTTAAACATCCTAATTATTTTCTTAACCATCCGAGTCTCTGGTTCACTTCTTGGACTCATTCTATATGTGAATGCAAATGTCCTAAGTTTAGGTCCGTTGAATAATAACTCAAAGTTGGGGTTAATGATTGCGCCTTCAGTTCTAGCTAAGATACCAGTAGTGCCTGTTGCAGCTTGAGTGAAGTATGCAGCAACACCTTTTTTTATACTCCCTGATTCCGCTGTTGCAGCATCAAAAATTTCTTTTGATGCACCGGTAAACCCTGTAGATCCACGATCTATAATTTCGAGTGCCAACCCTGCCAGCGCCACGTCAAGGGCATTCATAGAATCACCACCCCAACCAACAGAATTCTTATCTGCAACTTTATTAACAGGGAGAATTACAGATCCGATTGAAGTTCTTGTTCCTCCATCTTTAGTAGATTTTCTTCTCGAAAATCCAAGGCCTTTAATTTCTCTAGGAGAAAACTTAAAAACATCTATTTTTAAAGTATCTTGGGTATTTGTATCAATAGTTTCTGGGTATCTTAAATTTTGGGTAAATTTATAAATTTGTCTAGTTTCTGGATCGTCATCTATTTTTAAATCTGTTGATGATGCTTCAGCAGCAGCAGCATCATCATCGGAGTCCTCTGTCTCGCTATCGGTATTCGCTTTATCGATCGCCGCCTGAGACTGCTTTTCTAATGATGTTTTTGCTAATGCTTTTATTGAAGTATCTGTTTTTACTTGCTCTTTTATTGCTTTGTAAAGTAATCCATCCGGTTTTTCTAGTCCCTTTGTTATAAGGGGTCTCTGGAAAGATCCTCCAAAATTTATTGAATTTTCTGCCTTTGCAGTAATCTCAGATTTTTCAGAATCATCACCTCCAAGGATAAAATTTCCATCCCCACCCCTCTTATCATTTAAATATGTATTACCCGTTGCTATGACAGCTTCCGCTCCTTTACCAGTACCGTCTTTAAATTCTATAATTTCAAACTGAAACCGAGGCTCTCCATTCACGTCGTTTACTTTTTTAATTCTAGTTTTAATATAAATTGGCGGTATACCTCCACTGATGGGGCCAGTTTTCAATTTTACTGTACTTATTTTGCTAGTAGCGGTATTGTCAGCCATCTACGTCTTTTTTATCTATTTAGCACAAACTTTCCATATTGTAATGAGAGTAAGTCATCAAGTTCATTTTGCTGTACAATATAAACCTGACCGCCCAATTCCCCCCAGGTATATTGCCTATAATCTCTGTGGTGAAAATTGAATCCACGGAAACCCCACTGGAATAATTCAGTCACTGCAACTAGTGGGTGTTGGTCGTACTCAATATTCGGAGTCTTGGCATAATAATAAAAGGTACATATGTTTCCAACTTCAGGTATAGGTGCTACAGTATCATTCAATGCATATGTAATTAAAGTCATCCTATCTCTAACATCACCTTCAGTTTTTATATCTGAGATGACTGGTTCTATACGATTCATTTGATTCCCAGTTCGTCTTCTGTGATAATTTTGAATTGAATGCGTCTATCATCACAAAACTCTTGAGCAGCTTTCCACTTTGCTTTATTGACTTCCCAAGTTGTGCATTCATAAATGTATGATTTGGTTTGTCTCTTGGGTTGTTTTGGTGGTTTTGTTTGCTTCTTTGGTTTAACTTCAATCACATAAGTTTTAACTTGTCCTGAACTTTCCTTTACCTTAATAATAAAATCAGGATAGTATTTGTGAACTCTTCTGTCTATGGGGGAGATATATGGGATATGAAATTCTTCACTACCCCATTGAAGAATTTTTTCGTTTGCATCACACCATTTACAAAACTTGCGTTCCCAACTACTTCTACATATAATATTGTTGGGATTTCCTTTGTATTTTTCCGGATAGGATGGTTTATATCTACTCTTAATACTTTCTGCCATTAACTTGACTACATAATATACAAGTCAAAAAGTATTTATAAATGACTTCTGTTGCTCCGCGTCCACAAAAAATATCAGATGTAAAGAGTAAGTTATTAAACCCTGCTCTCACTTCACATTTTATGATTTATATTGGGTTGCCCAGAAAAGAGCAACAATTTAGACAGTTCATGGCACAAAATTCCTTGGTGTTAGATCAAGATAGGTTGCAACTATTATGTTGCGAAACATCACTACCAGGATCTTCTCTTGCAACAACGGAATTGAAGAATGATTTTTCTGGAGTAACAGAAAGACATGCATATCGTCGCATCTATCAAGATCGTATTGATCTGACTTTTTATTGTGATGCAGAACAATATATGCCAATCAGATTTTTTGAATCCTGGTTAAAGTTTATTATGAATGAAGGCACTGGTATTGAAAATCAAAATTATTCATATAAAGTTAAGTATCCTGAAGATTATAAAGGTAATTTGGAAATTACAAAATTTGAAAAAAATATTCAACAGGGCCTGTTCAAACAGAATGGATCAGTAGTTCCATTGACATATAAATTTGTAAATATATTCCCGGTAGCAATAACATCAATACCAGTTTCCTATGAAGCATCTTCTCTATTGAAGTGTTCTGTGTCTATGAACTACACAAGATATTACACTAGTCCTGGTGGAAACCCAAATTCATTTGCTGATGGTTTTAATTTAGATTTGAATTTAGATATTCCACGATACGATAGTAGTTCTGACCTTAATGCATTTGGCCCCGAGGGTCAAGCAGCATTCAATGACACCTTGAATTTTGGATTCCCAGGGTCATAATATCCTCAATAAATAATCACACTGAAGAACTTATAAGACATTATGCCTTTACCAAAAATTGTAGCTCCAACATATGAACTTGAGTTGCCATCAACTGGAGAAACGATTAAATTCAGACCGTTTCTTGTAAAAGAAGAAAAACTTCTTGTCATTGCTTTAGAGAGTGAGGATACAAAACAAATTACGACTGCTATCAAAGCAGTTATTAAGAGTTGTGTCTTAACAAAACAAGTTAAGGTTGAGCATTTGCCAACCTTTGATATTGAATATCTTTTTCTAAACATCCGTGGCAAGTCTGTTGGTGAGCAATTGGATGTTAATATTGTTTGTCCTGACGATGGATCTACAGAAGTTTCTATTCAAATTGATTTGGAAGATATCAAAGTCAGTAAAAATGACGAGCATACAAACCAAATCAAACTTAATAATGACCTTATGTTAGAAATGAATTATCCTTCACTGGATCAGTTCATTAAAAATAACTTTAACTTTAGTGAAAAAAATGCTATGGATCAATCATTTGATCTTGTCGCATCTTGTATGGGTAAAATTTACAATCAAGAAGAGGTTTGGGCAGCTGATGATTGTAGTAAAAAAGAACTGACTGATTTTTTGGATCAAATGAATTCTGCTCAATTTAAAGAAATTGAAAAGTTTTTTGAAACGATGCCAAAACTTTCTCATAATGTTGCAGTTAAGAATCCATCTACAGGAGTTGAAAGTGAAGTTGTATTGGAGGGCTTAGCAAGTTTTTTCGCCTAGCCCTGATCCACATGGATTTGGGTAGTTATTATAAAATCAATTTTGCCTTGATGCAATTTCATAAATATAGTTTAACTGAGATTGAAAATCTAATTCCATGGGAAAGAGATATCTATGTTGGATTATTGCAGCAACATCTTGAAGAAGAAGAATTAAAACGAAAACAACAAGCATCTAATGGATGATACTGTAACTACACCAATAAAATCTACTACAATATCATCATCTAAGATGATGGGTAGGGATGTTGGTGATACAAATTCTTCCTCACCTGGAAAAGAAAGCAAGATTGGTAAACTTTCAAGAATTTTAAGGACGACTCGTGTAAAGGTAAATGAGACAGAGAATCAAATAAAAGATATTGACAAGATAGTAAAAATAAATGCTGAAAAAATAACTAGATTAAAAAATATTATTAAGATTCAAAAGAGTACTCTTGCAGAAAATCTTAGTAGTCTCGATCAAAAAGCAGAATTTGCTTCGGTAGAAAAAAGTCTTAATGCTATAATTGAAACTTTAAGAAAAGAAAAAAAAGCAGAAGATAAAGCTGCAGAAGATGCTAGGAAAAAAGGAGAAAGGAATCGCGCCAAGAATAGAGAAAAGAAGTTAGAGTCTAGTCTTGGAAAGGGAATTAAACAATTCACTGGAAAAATAATAAAACCTTTCAAAAGTATTTTTGATAAAATATTTGATTTTTTACTCAATGTTTTATTGGGAAGGACTGTCATAAAACTAATTGATTGGTTTAGTGATGATGAAAATAAAGAAAAAATAGATAACTTAATTAACTTTGTGAAGGACTGGTGGCCTGCACTGACTGCTGCTGTTCTTTTATTTGGAACTGGTTTTGGTTCTTTAGCAGCAGGTATCGTAAGTATAGTAGCAGGATTTATTCCTAAAATGATAGGAGTGATTGCCAAATTGACGATGGTGATTGCAAAAAGTCCTATTGCTCTTCCAGTACTTGCTGCTGCAGCTGCAGGTATTGGGATTTATGGTATAGGGAAAATGTTAGGTAATGATAAGGTTGCTGAAAATGAAGGAAAGCGGCAGGAGATTACTCGAAAGGGATTGGAAGAGGCACCTAGCACTAAGGATATGAGTGCTGGAGACAGAGAGGCACTAGTTCAGGGATCAAGGCAAAGAGATGCAGGTGGTAGCGGATCTCTTAACAATATGCCAAACCAATTTATCGATCCTTTAGGCATCAGAAATGATCCTACTGGCATGGGTGGAATGCGTGGAATGGGTGGTATGAATAGATTTAATGGTGGAGGAAAAGTACCTGGTAAAGGGCCAAATAAAGATACTGTTCCTGCGATGTTATCTCCTGGTGAATTTGTGATGAGTAGAGGTGCAGTTGATAAATTTGGTACTGGTATTTTGGCTTCTATGAACTCTATTGGTGGTGGAAATAATAAACCTAAAATTTCTGATGGAGTAACATATGCATCTGGTGGTGGGATGGTTGGTAATAATAATTATGGTTCGAATTTAAAATTTAAAAGCCCAATTATGGGATATCCAAATTATGAGAAACCTACTGACGAGGCAGGACAATTCTTCTCAAGAATTTACAAGGCAGCAAAAGCAGCAGGAGATCCATTCCCAGAAATAGTTGCAGCACAAGCTGTAGAAGAAAGTAATTTTGGAAGATCTCCATTAGCAATGGAAGCAAATAATTTATTTGGCCAAGACGCTCCATCAGATTATCCACCATCTCAAACATATAAGTATATTGATCCTATTGAAGGAGAACATACAGCAATTAAATTTAAATCTATTGAAGACTCTGTAAAATATAGAGTTAGGATATGGAAAGAGTATTATGGAGATGCTAAAACTCCATCTGAGGCAATCACTAATCTTGCAACTGCTGGATATAATCCACATGCCATATATCCAGGAAAAATTAATGGTGTTTTACGTGATTATGGTATCGTACCAAATCAACCAAGACCTAATATGAATGATGTTAGGCCTACAAACCAACCAACTTTTGCTAATAGAGTTGAAGATACTCCAGTTGGTCCAAAAGGTCTCATTCAATCGTTGACTGATTCAGAAGGATTGTCTGGCATTTATATGAATCCGATTAACAAAATATTTGGCAATCAATCTAAAACTCAACCAAATTTACAAACTCCTGCACAAATATCAAGTTCTCAAACAAAAAAAACTTCTAACATAAAACCTTTGGAAAGAAGTGCTCCAAAGGTTTCATTCTTACCATTACCAACATCAAATGACGATACACCTATCGCAGATGCATCTGGTAGAACAACTATTCCTCCGTTCAGTGCAGCGACTCAGGGATCTCGTTTTAAGAAACAAGTTCTTGGTATGGTGACATAAAATGGCAGTTAACGCAGAAAAACTACTATCCAGAAAAGTGGAGACTCCAAATATATCTTCTCCAAAGGGGTCAAAATTTAGATTAAAATCAATTAAGATAAAGGTTGATACTATAAATGATATTTTAAAACAATCTTTAAAATCTAAAACGAAAGCAAGAAGTTCTGATAGATCAAAGGATGAGAAAGAAACTTCAACAAAAACAGAGAATGAATTAGAGAAACAACAAAAGAAGTTTGGTAAGTTTAAGTTGCCAAACCCAATTAAAAAATTGAACCCTCTGAATAAGATAACAAATTTTCTATTTAATATTCTTGCTGGGTATGTTGCAGTAAGATTGTTAGACAATTTGCCAATGTTGAAGGAATTAATTCCTAAAATAGAGAGTGCCTTTGAGTTTATTGAAGAATGGGGAGGTAAAATTTTCAATGGACTTGTCACTCTGGTAGACGAGGGATATAAAATGTATGATGGTTTACGTGATAATGTCAAAGAAATGTTTGGCGAAGATGGCCAGAAAAAATTTGATGAAATATCTAATCACTTAAAGACAGCTCTTAATTTAGCAATCGTTGCTGCTTTGATTGGAGTGAGAGTTGGAGCTTTTCGTGGTGGTGGCGCAAGAGCGGGTGCAAATATAAGACCTAGACCAGGCACAGGTGGAAGACCTAGAGTAACCGGTACTGGTGGTGGTAGAGCAGGTAGACCAAATTTACGCAACCCACTCAGACAGAGACCAAGAATAACCTCTGGTGGTGGTGCAAATAGATTCGGTAGTAGACTGCTTGGTAGAGGTGCTTCAAGAGTTACTATTGGTGCTTCAGGTCAACTTGGATCAAGAGCAGGTTTAAGAATTCTCAAAAACTTTGTCAGTCCAATTGTTAAAAGAATACCAATCATTGGTGGTCTAATTGACTTTGCACTAAACTACTTTGTTTTTAAAGAACCTATCGGAAGAGCAGCATTTGCGGCAATTGGTGCTACAATTTTTGGTGCTCTTGGAGCAACAGTCGGATCTATTGTTCCATTTGGAGGAACTTTTATTGGTGGTGTTCTTGGTGGTCTTGGCGGAGATCTTGCCGGTAAATGGTTATATGATGCATTCTTCTCTAAAAAGAAACCAATAAAAGTTCAAGATGATTCTGAATTAAAAGACAAACTACCTAGATCTGAAATAACATCAGCAGATGAAAAAGATCTCTTTAAAAGATTGATTGCTGCTGAGTCAAGTGGGGAAGGTGAACTTGGAATGGCATTGGTTGCTCGTTCTGTATTAAATCGTGTTGGTTTAATACAATCTGGTGAAGCTTCAACTGGAACTTTCCAGGCTAATGATAAGACTTTGACTGGTGTTATTATGGGAAAAAATCAATACCAACCAGTAACTGATGGAAGCATTAATGATAAATTTGAACCCAAGACATTAGAAAAATCTGAGAATGCAATAAAACTTGCTCAAGATATTGATAAGTTGAAGACAATGTTAAAAACTGAAAAAATAAGTGACTCTGATATTTCCAAACTTATGGCATCAACTGGATTCAGAACAGGGGGTGCCTTTGTTGACCAATCGCAAAAAGTTAATGTTGTTCAATACAAAAATCATTATTTTAATACTGCAGGAAATCCAACTCTATCTTATGCTAGAGCAAATAGACAAGGTATACCAAAAAATGATGGGTATAAACCTCAATTAACATCTGGCGATTTTAGAATTGATAGTAAAGGAAGTAAAATTTCAGGTGATCTCGGAAGATTTATCGAATCAAAACTCTCAAGTCCAAAAGATTATAATAAAATCACAGAACACCCAGATTTTGGTGGATCATTTAAAAGATCCTATAATTCTTATCATAATGTTGGTCGTGCTATTGATATTGGTGCATACTCCCATGAGCAACGACCTATTCTAGATAAGATTATGG